CTGCAACCCTGCATCCGTTGGTCCTGTGCCTGTGATGTAGAAGATCCTCTGAGGTTCAAAGATGATCAGTTTCTCATCCATCTCGATCAGACCCGTGACCCTCTCTGCTTTGTTCATCACAATCTGAAACACATCACTGAATTCCACGGGTTTTTTGGCCTGTCTCTTCTTGGAGTAGTACAAGATCTTGGGATTCTCGGAACTGACTGCAAACATCCTGTTATTAAACACTCCCATAACTGAGGTAGCAGGAGGAGGGATGTTATCCACAATCCCCCCGTTGGTGTAGAGGGATTCCTTTGCAACTAGATTGGTGTCATTGATGGCCCCTGCATCTGCAAAAGACACGGAATCTGCACTGGTGCTATTGGAAACAGACCCGATCTTGTAAAAGAGGGTTCCATTGTTTGCCGTTCTGTAAACCTCACATTCCACTCCAGAGTGCTCCGTGAGTCTGAGGGAAGGAATGGTCAGGGTGACAGTGGAAGATCCTCCCGTGGGGGTTGCCGTGACTGCAACGGAGGGAGCAGATCGGTGAATCTGACCTCGGCTATCCGTCCAGGTGAAGATCACCCGATACTGGTACGTTCCTGCTGCCAGTGATCCTGTGGTGTTGTCAGTGGACTGAGACACGTTCTCTGGATAAAGGTGGAACCCGTGTTCCTCAATGGTCTGGGAGTCATAGGCTGAAACAAACCCTCCTGCAATATGGAGGTTCTCCCCCAACTCCGTACCCTGGAAGGATGCAGATTGGGTGAAATCCACCCCACTGAGACTCAAACCCTTGAGTGAATAAATGTCATTGTTTTTAGAAACCAGACGGGTCTTGACCTGAAGTGCAGTCTTGAACACCCCTGTGTTTGCATCATCGGTGACCCTTGGCAATGTGGAGTCTGAGGGCAACCCTCCTGCCAGGGAGGTATGCAGTTTTGCAACGATCAACCCTGTGGTGTCGATCAAAAAATAAGTGGTCTGGAGATCGCTTGCATGGACTCCGATGAAGTACGTCTTTTCGTTGTAATAAAACCCCTTAGATGCAAGACCCACTGATCGCTTCAGGTCACTGGCAGATCCCAACGAGGATGCACTCACATCATAGGTTGCCTTCTTCAGTCTGTGGTCATAGTCATTGGTGGCATCCAACTCATAAATCACTTCCACATCCCCTGTGGAGTCTCTCTGCATCGTCACTCTCGGAATTGCCGTTGCAGTTGCTTCCACCGTGTAGGTGGCAATCTGAGTCAGGTCCAGTTTCAGACGGGTGACTTTCAGGCCAGAGGAATCTGAGTTTTTGGAGTAAGCCACATAAATCCCGTCATTGACTGCATCACGGTAGACGGTCAGTGAATCTTCGGGATCATTTGCAATGGTAGTGGGTGCAACATACCCGTTTGCCGTGGACCCTATGGCCCCAGACTGAGTGATATAGCCAATCTGAATCTGAGAGGATGAGTTGCGATAACAGAAAAGTGCAGCATTATCCTCGTATTCAACCACATCAATTTGTTGCCCAGAAGTCGCAGCATTGGAACCGATCTGTGAGGGAGATCCCCATGTCGTAGGGTCTGACTGATCCAGTAATACCAGATCCACATCATTGTCTGAGGTTTCGATGTAGAGAATGGCTAGACGTTGATCCAACTCAATCACTTTCGGAAGTTTCCCTGTTGCAGAGATCAACGTATTATTCTGCAGAATGGCCCCTGACACTGCATCAATCACGGATGTCCTTACTCCCCCCTGAGTGTCCTCCCATGCCATGCAGAACAGACCACCACCATACGCTATGTCAGCACTGCTCTGCTCATACTGGTTGCGGATGATGTCATTACTGGAAACCGTGACGGATAATGAACCTCCCTTGTTCACCCATTCCTGTCTGCCACTGATGTAGGAATAGAGGTTGGAATTGGAAAAGAGCAGAAGTTCGTCCTGAAATTTGCTTAGTGCATCCCCTGCAGAGATGTTGCTAGTGCTGCCTGTGATAGAAGGTGATAGTTTCGAGTAGCCTTTGCGTTTGGTGATGGTACTGCCAGAGGTGAAAACACCGTTCTCCAACTCAGTGAGGTTCGACTGAAGGACCATTTTCTGATCCGTCTTCGTGTCGATTCCTCCACTCAGATCAACAGGAACAAATGCTTTTTCAAGTGGCATTGCTTACTTCTGGTTCGCAACTTTCAGGTCAGGTTTTTTGCTTTGCTCTTCCTGAAGTAACAGAATCTCTTCCATACCAAGCAAACGGTGAAGTCGTGCTTCTATTTGAGGAACTTTTGACAGTTCGTTTTTCAGTGAAACGATTTCGGATTGTATTTGTTTTAGGTCCATTTTTATTTAGGTTTTGGGTGTGCGGTTTTCACGCCTTGTCGTTCCACTTCTAAAGCATCTGCAGATTCTGATCTGCCTTCCACTACTTTTTCCCAAAGTGCTATCAGCAAATCATGTTCAATCGGATATTTTTCTAATCTTTGAATTTGATAATAACTATCGTCAATTTCCTTTTGTGCAACTACTCTTGCAGACTCAATTGCCTCTTTAGTGGGTTTATCATGATCCGATAAAATTTCAAGAGTGTCATAATCATCACCTAAATAAGTGAATTTTATTTCTTGATTTATATTTCTAAGTGCGTCACCTAGAGTTGCTGTTCTTTTTTCCATTTTATGGTCCTATTCTAAATCCACCAAATTCACTATATGCCGACTGAATAATATTATCGTCAGCATATAAGCCACCATTATTGGGGTAAAATACGGCATACACAAAATCGCTTGATCCGTTGAAATCCACTATGGCAGTTGATGAACCTCCAAATGAATAAAAATAATAATTCCTAGCGTCATTATTTGCTTGTACGAATCTATCTGTTAAGCCACTACCATTTTTAGTAATTGCAAAATAGTAAACTTGGTTTCTACTAACACCAGTTGAATTGTAGGCATTGCCTGAAACATATATAAAATATTTTCCTGCTTTTTGTGGTGTAAATTTATTACTAGCAAACCAACCTTGAGGATCTGCAGTTTCTACGAAACTAATTATAGCTTGAGTGTCATCCGCTACAGTTTGATTTCCTGACAAACGTGCAATAAAATAATCTTGAGTTGATATCGTTGCACTTGACGAAACAGTTCCGCTAAAAGTACCAGTTGCGGTGCCGATGTTGTTGGCAGATCCTGCCAATGTTACATTTGCGCTTGAAGTGGTGATTGCCGTTGTACCATCTGATGCAGAAATGTTGTTTTGTGCAAGTCTTAGTTTTGATTCGTCATTAGCCAACTCAAGGATGGTTGTACCAGCATCATTGTTCAGTTTTAAATGATCATCATTTTTAGGTTGGATGATTAAGTCTGCCATAATTATCCGTTTGTAATTGTTGTATCGGTTCCGTCAAAACTAACTTTAAAAAATGCAGTTCCATCGTCTTTGTAAGTAACATCTCCTCCATTAACATCAACAATTAGATCTCCAGTAATATCCAGTGTAAAATCACCAGTATTAGCAGCAATTGTGTGGTCTGTAATAACTGTCCCTCCAATGGTAAAGTCCGTGGTGGCATCACAAGTCGTGAATTTACCAGTGGTATGAGAAGAAGCACCGATGGTCATTCCATCAATGGTTCCACCATTCAAATCTGCGGTGGTGACAGAACCAAGATCCGCACAAGTCTGTGATGCTGCAGTCCATCCTGAAGAAAATGTGATTGATGTTCCTGCAACCAGATACAGATTTGATCCATCGCCATAGATATACTCACCTCCTTTGTCGAAGAAATAGAGTCTCCGATCATCTGCCATCCTGACAACCTCGTTCCCATCATACTGCTTAAAGATGATGTCCTTGGCATCCACCTCATTCTCGATGACCAGATCAGAAGAGGAGTTGCTGATCTTGCCGATTGCAGTTCCACCGTCCTTGATATTGATGACTCCAGAATCTGAGTCTAGGTTGATGTCAGTCGCAGCATCCAATGTAATCGTTGTGTCTGCCTCAATACTAACCGCAGCAGCAGCATCCAATGTGATTGATCCAGATCCCCCCGTTGCATCTATGTTTATCGCCCCTGCAAAACTGGTTGCTGTAGAGAGCAGAGTCCCTGTCTCATCTGGGACGGTTAGGGTATTTGCTCCTGTGCCTGAACCCGTGTATTTCAGATTGACAGATCGGGTGGTGGCAGACCCCCCATTGTAGAAATACAGTTGGATATCTGACATGACCAGTTTGGCAATCCCGTCAGAGAGGGTGCTATCAAATTTAAACGTGTACGATTTATTGACCCCACTGAACTGAACTTGGGAGTTTCCTGTCATGTTGGAAATCGATCCCCCAGAGGTATTGATTCCAGACCCATCCGTAATCTGAACCGCAGTCCCAGACCCGTTCCTCCAGTACAGATTTCCAGATGCCTGATAGACTGAATAATTGGTGGTGGCAGCAGTTACTGAGGAATCAAAGATGACATTTTTTAACTCCGATGCACTGTTCTGGTTGAATTCCAGATCAGAATTAATATTCAAAGCACTTGGAGTTAGTTGGACCCCCTTTCCACTGGTATGGTCATGGGTGTCAATCGTTTCCCAATTGGAGTTTGTCTGAGTGGCCCAAGTGGGTCCAGTGGTGACTCCTACACTCGGCTCATTCAGACTCATGTTCGTGGTGGTCATCCGATCTCCTAGAAAAAGTAAATGTCTGCCGTTGCTGCACTGGAACCTTTCAAAAAAATGAAAAGGTTCTTATCGGTGTTTTCGGTGTCTGACTCAAAGATCACTGCATTGCTCTGTAATCGTGTAATGATAAAACCCTCATAGGTTCTCCCCAGACCATGATTGACTCTGGTATCTGTGGTCTCGATAGACAGATCCTTGATGAGTATCCCGTCTGATATGGGTAACTGCAGAAGGGGTGAGAGTGTCGTTTTGATATGACTTTGCAATCGAGTGACTTCTGCATTCTCTGAGTGAATCTGTGTGAAGTTTACCCGGCTCATGACTTCATGGTGAACGCCACGTTAAGAGTCGCATCAGTCCCTCCCGAGCTTGCCACATACTTAATCCGGACGAACCTGGCCGGTAAAGCACTGAGCTCTAGGAGATTGGTTTCTGCTGCACTGATCGCCGCGGTTGCAGTTGTGTTGACCCACTCGGATTCATCATTAGAAACCTGGATAAAAATATTTCCATTAGGCGAACCAGTATTGCTGTTCACGCAAGTAAACGAGCAGCTGTTCATCCCTGAAGCATCGATCGTGTCTCCAGTGACGTCGGAGGCC